TTTGGCTATGATGATGACGGAGCTGCTAACCAAAGTGGGGAAACAATAAAGTGGCAAATAATTCCACATTAATTTTAACAAGGAGAAGTAAATGGCAAAAGAAGAAGTAGGAAAGCAAAGAATACACATAGACTTGGTCGGTGTGACAAGCATGGGTACTACTATGCCTAAAGGTACAGGAGGAGGAAGCGACTTAAAAGCAAGGTCTAAAACAAAATCTGATATAAAGGCTAAAGCTAGAGCAAATAATCCTAAAGCATCCCAATCAGCAGGTGGGAATGGAAAAAAGAAAGGCGGAGACCCTTCAAAAGAAGAGAAAAAAAAGAAGTGACAAAGAAAAAAAGGTTGGCTAATATATTTTCTACGAGTTTCGGGAATCCTTGGCATGGAAATGTCAAACCCGATTCTCGCAGGAAGTTAAATTTAAAAAAGAAGAAGGGTAAGTAATGGCGTTAAACACAATATTTTCTAATAGAATCATCGAATTAATAGGAAGTGATTATAGTACGATAGCATCTAATAGTTATATAGACTTATTCAATGCGGCTATATCAGAAGTAGCAGATATGATACCATCTGAGTTATTACTAAAATATGCTGTAGACCCTATTGATTTAAGTAATAGTCCAGATAGTTGGACGCATGATGGAACAGCTGGAGGACCTGAAGGTAAAAAAATACTACTTGTATTGAGAAGGGAGTCTTCTGGAGGAGTTAGAAGAGAATGCACTCCAGTTTCTATAAGTGATTATTATAGAGCTATGGATACTGATAGTATATATTTAGCTACTAAACATACTCCTATATATGCATATGTTACAAATGGTGGAAATACTAATATATCCTTATTTCCGTTACCAACTGCAGATGAGACTGCAATGATTCATTATTTTGCTTATCCTACTACTGATAAAACAGGAGCAACTAGTATAGAAGGTTTACCTAATGAAATAGAACAAGCTGTAGTATTAAAAGCATGTGTTAATATATTGCAAACATATATTAGTGATTTTTGTCAAGATGAAGAAGATTCTGAAATGTTGCAAATGTTAAATGGACAAATACAATCATTACAAGCTTTATTTAAATCTGAAATGTCCAGATATGTAGAACAAGATGCAACACCTAGAGGAGAATAATGGAAACTAAAGAAATGATAGAATTAATACAACAACATCATCCTCATATAGGAGAAGTAGAAGCAATTAAACTTCTTAATAGAAGTATGGAGGAGTTCTGTGAAAGAACTGATATATATAAAAAAACTGATAATTCAATAACTACTGTAGCAGACCAAAGATGGTATTCTGTTCCTAGTGGCTTATTAAAGATAGAAGAAGTTTATTTTGATGATGTTAAGATATCAAGATTACAAGGTAATCCAATTATAAATGATGAGAGTTAATTATGGCAAATAGAAAAGAATATTTTTATTTTATAGATACTCACACAGCAGGTGAGAAAATAGCTATTGTAGAAAAAGCTACAAATGTTGTTAGTAAAAATGGATGGACATCTAATTATCAGACAGTGAAAACAGCTGGTAGTAATATACTAAAGATTAGAGGTTCTTTCTTAGATTCAGCTTTAGTTAATAATGCATTAGATGGAAGCTACTCTAATATACCTGCTAGATTTCATGAAGCAATTGTTAGCAAGGTTATAGCTAGAGGATATAAAGACCCCAGACATATGGAATTAAAGACATCTCAGTTCTTTGATAATGAATTTGAATTAGGAGTAAAAAGAGCTAAGAAGTTTAGTAAGGGTAATTATCAAACTACTGGCAGAATAGTACCTCAGGACTTTTAATGGATTGGTTAACTATTTTAGAGCAATATGGTATTCCTGTAGTGGTTGCTATAGCATTTGGCTTTTTTATATGGAAACAAAATAAGTTTATACAGGATGAATTAGCTAAAGAAATGAGAAGTTCTTTTGATAGTTTAACTGGAATACTTATAAAGTTAATTGACCAACAAAAGAAAATGCAATTAGAACAAAAAGGTTTAGAAAATAGTTATAAAACATTAGTTGAAATTATAGCCTCTTTAAGTGGTAATGGAATGAGAGATAAATTTATGAGGATGCAAGAGAGAAATGAAAATAAAAAATATTAATGAATATAGAGATGGGGTAATGACCCATTTGATGTATATAAAGGAAAGAGTCGATGCAAATCATAGTCATTTAGAAAGGGTTAATGGTAGGTTAAATAAAGCTGAAAATAATATAACAAAATTAAGTACAATAGTAGCTACTTTGTTTTCAATTCTAACTATAGCTATTACATTAGTAGGCACATTGCTATAATGTATAAAAATAATAAATAGGAGTAATTATGAGTCTAGTATTAAAAATGTTATTAACTAAACTTTTTCCACAAAAAGTTGTAATATCACTTGCAATCAAGGTATTAGAATGGTTAGCAACAAAAAGCAGTAATAAATTAGATGATGTTTTAGTAGCAGAACTTAAAAAAGCATTATCTAATGGGTGAGGTAAACATTACATTTCCAAATAACAAACTTATAATGCTTGAGGATGTTATTTCTGAAGATGGAAATCTAGTAGAAAATCTACTTGATGATTCTATGGAAGATTCTAAAGATGTCCATAAAACAAGACCTAAAAAATGTACTAGATGTAAATCATCTAAAATATTAGGTGTTGAGATTATGGGAGCCTATGATGGTATTTTGTTCTGGGAATGCGATATTTGCGAGAATACTATTCTTCGATTCAAAGAAGAATTAACTGAGAAGTATCTTCAGTTAGCGAAAGGATTATGGACAAACCCCTCTGATTGGGGTTATATTCCACCTTCTGAATTTAATTAGGAGTTTTTTGATAATGAAAAAAACTAAACAAGGGGTACTAAGAAGGGCTTTAGTAACTCCAGATAAGCACGCGCCCTTACAAGATGCGCCTGCTATAAATGTAGTAAAACAAGCAATAGAGCTTGTAAAGCCCGATATATACGTTGATTTGGGCGATTTAGGTGAGTTTGGTAGTGTATCCCATTGGCAATGGAAACGTAAGAAAAAACCACCTTTAGAGTACATTATGCCTGATGTAGACAAAGATATAGAAGCAGTAAATGATTTACTTGACGAAATTGATGAATCTTTAGATAAAGTTGGTTGTAAAGAAAAGTATATGTGTGCAGGGAATCATGATGAGTGGCTGGATAGATTCGTAGAAGAGCATCCTTACTTAGACTATCGTTTTGAGAAAGTGTGTAGATTCAAAGAACGAGGATACAAATATCACCCTCCAGGTGAGTATCTTAAAATAGGAAAGCTCTATTTTTATCATGGGCATCATTTTGGTGGTCAATACCACGCAGCGAATCATCTCAGGAAATTGGGTGCCAACATAATATATGGTCACCATCATTCCCTGCAACAGGACAGTGTAACCTTTATGGATGGTCCTAAGTCAGCATGGTCATTAGGATGTTTAAAGGACATGAGCTCAGAAAAGAACTCATGGTTAGGTGGAAGACAACATAAATGGGCACATGCGTTTGCAATAGTTGATTATTATAAAGGCGGTAGATTTACCGTGGATATAGTACAAATAATAGATGGGAGGACAACAGTATGGGGCAAGTTATTAGACGGAAACAATTAATAATAGTTCCAGATAAATACTGGACATCTTCATTGCCTAATGTAGAATGGATAATAAAGGAGAGTGATGCCAAAAAAGCTACACGAAATAAAACAGTTTAGTGAAGGAACTGTATTAAATAGTTCTGAAAGAGATATACCAGATACTGCAGCTGCATTTTCTTTAAATATAGACCCTACAGCTGAAGACGGTGTATTAGATGGTATTTCTAATGATAGAATAGCTGTATCTATAGATAATAATACTATCGAATTTACTGATGCTGTTTCGTGGTCATCTAATGACAATGCTAATAATCTTTCTCAAAGTTATAATTTATCCGAAATTGCATTAAATAATGTGTTACCATTTGATGATAAAGGTATAGCAAAATTATATTTTATAGGTACTAAAGGGAGAAAAGAAACTTTAGATGCTGTTTCAATACAGCCTTATTTTGAGAAAGTATTTGCATCAGGGGCCTTAATCAGTCTTGGAATAGCCGCTGAAACAGTAGCAGCAACTACTTCTTCTGATACTGTAAATATAGATAATGGTAGTGGTAATGACCCTTATACAGTAGGTGCAGATGGGGCAGATGCATTAGCACTTATATATGAAAATAAAACAGTTTATGATACAAATGCACTTCCTTATGGAAAAATTACAGATGCTGATATTGGTGGGAGCCCTACCACATTAACCTTTGCAGGTGGTATTCGAAAAACTATAACTGATAATGACCCATTATATACAAGGCTTATAGCTTCATATAAACCTGTTGCTACTATAACAAAAACTCAAACAACTTTACCGTATAGAACAACTACTATTGCTATTACTGATAGTACTATAGCAAATCCCCCATGGTTATTAGCTGGTATGACTAGTGGAACTGGCAGTATTACAATTGATGTTATGCCAGGACCTGATGCAGCTGCAACACGTTCTGCATTACATGATGAATATTTTACGCTTACTAGTACTAGCGGTATTACTAAAAAATATAAATTTGATGCAAATACAACTATACAAAATACAGGAGATGTTTCTGGAGATTCAGTGATGATATGTATAAATGGATTAGGTGAGCCAGATACTGAAAATAAAATAGCAGATGAAGTAAGTCAAGCTATAGAACATCCAAATGGACATGGAGGTAGAATACAAGCCACTAGAACATTAGGAGTTGTAGCATTATCATTTAGAGAATCTACATTACCTAATTTAGTTGGAGTTGGTGATTATGTTCGATTTGCAAATGGAGCTGTAATAGGTGATGAAATTATTAAAATAGAAGAAGTTGATGAACTTAATAATCAATTAATTATAAAAAGAGGTTGTTTTGGAACAAAAAAACAAGAATTATCCTCATCTGTTAGTTATGAATTACTATCAAATAGAGAAACTATAGCAGCCAATCAAATAAAATCATCTAAAGGTTTGGCACGTTTAGTTAATTGGAGTGATTATTCAGGTAATCATAATGGGGGAAATTCTCATTATCTTTATAGAACTACAACCGATACGGAAAGAGAAAGAGCTGGTGTAATAGATACAAGTGCGAGTTCTCAGACTATAACTTTTGGAGATTCAGCTGGAACAGCTAAGACTATTGTATTTGCAAATATTACAGGATTACGATTTTATGAAGGAGATATTATTCATTTCTATTATGGTGCAGATGGAGAAGATGAACCTAATAATGGTAAATCGTTTAAAATTTTAAAGAAATTAGAAGATAGTGGTAATACTACATTAACAGTTGATACTGCTCCTGCTTATGATGTAGAGTCAACAGATACTGTATATATAGAATCAAATCTTTTAAAAAATCATACATTTTCTCATGCATCCGATGAAGTTAATCCAACTATAGAAGTTCATTCTAATCAAACTTATAAATGTAATAATTGGATTCATAAAGAATATGATTGGGACCCTATAGTAGATGGTCAAGGAGGTATTAATAATAGGTATCAAAATCCTACAACTTCTTATGTGGCATTAGATACTAATGGAGGTGGTTATTGGGAACAATCTATATATGGTGAATGGGAATCTCAAAATAGATATCCTTATATAGCGAATGACAGATATATTAGTTTAGAATCTTACTTTGCTTTAAAGGTAGGAACAACAAGTACGGTTTTAGCTACCGATACTTTCTTT